TAACATCAGTAGTTGCACTAAAGCCAGTTACTGATGTAACCGTTAGTCCAAAAGTTGCTGTTGTTGTTCCACTACTTGCAAATGCATAAGTTCTTCCACTCTTTTCTACTGTATAAGTATTGGAGTATGCACTATAGTCTGAAGCACTTATTTCATTACTACTATTTCCTGCAAAAGTATGAGACTCATTAGTTCCTTGAACAGTATAGCCAGACTCCCCCGAAGAGTTTCCGAATTTGGTCATGGAGTAGGTAGAAGCTGTAAGCTTCTCTACCATTCCAATAATAGTATCTGTTTTATAATCTGCTAGGAAAGTAGGTTTACTAAAGGCCTGGTTGTCTCCGTCTACTACAGTAACTTTTACTGCAGGTTCAACTAATATTTCAGTATTAGAGTCTATAGTAGTTATTCGATGGTAGTAGTCAACTGATGACTTTGTAAATTTAAGTTTATTATCGACAGCTAGTTCGGTAGAAAAAACGGAACTATCTAATCCTAATATTTGCCTTTGCTTATCTCCGACGCTACTATCCGAACAAGTAATTGTTCCTGTTGCAGTAGCAAATACACTACTTCCTACAGTATAAAATTGATCTGAAGTTTCATCATGTGCTATTGCTTTAAAAGCACTTGCACTATGATCCATATAAATATACCCAGTATTTCCACCTGTAGTTGAAGTATGGACTAATCCTGTAAAGTCTAATTGGGCTTGGCTTGTTATTGTATGAGTATTTATACCATCATGATGTTGTACGGTATCTGGTTCAAAAGTAACTTTTCCACCATCCAAAGTATAGTCACCACTAATAGTACCTACTTTAGTTATCTTTTTATCATAACCAATAGCATTTAATTGTCCTGTTCTTGCAAAGCCTATATCAAATCTAGCATCTGCAGCAACGGATCTTTTATCTTGAACACTTCTTGTAAATACTCGTAAATGAAAAATACCCGTTGTTTGGCCATCTACATCTAATGAGGTATTTGAAGTACTGCCTGCGTGAAACCATTTTGTTTTATCCTTTGAGTAAAAAACTTCATACTCTCTAACATAAAGATATGGACCTAGTTCACCTGTGTTAGGATTCAAGATTTTAGGAGGACTCCAGCTAAAAGTTATACGATTTACCATTGATTGATTATCAGCAATCAATGCTATTGAAGACTCGTGCTGTAAATTAGTAGGGGGTGGAGTTACTGTGAATGAAGAAGGTAAGAAAATTTGTCTTTCTTCGCTTATTGCCTCATTCTTATCAACAGCATCAAATTTTGTAGCATTATATTCTAATGCTTGTATCTCTAAAGTGTGCTCATCAGTTTCTGCTAATTGTAATATTCTAAATAATTTGGCTTCTGTTTTAGTTTTTCCTGTTGCAAGAGCAGATCTTGAAATAATCCACATTGATTCTGCTGCGGGGGCTTCTGCAAATATAACACTATTAAGTCCATCAGTATTTATAGTAAGACTACTGGGGCTTGCATTATCGCTATTATCTATCCATTTAGTTTCTGTATTTGTAAATGGAGTCCATTGAATAAATACCATATTACCATCTTTATCAAATACATTGGCAGCTTTTTCTTCGCTATCCAGAGTTATGTCACCTTGACCATCTTCCCAACCTCTACTAGAGTCAATAATGCCATCAGAGTCTCTCCAAGCAGTAATTTCTTGACCTCTTAGGTAAGTAACATTTGATCCTTCAACTTCAATAATTGCAGAATCTTGAGCTAGTATTGCTTTATACCCGACATTAGTAGTAGTAATTTGATAATCATTATAACTATAGCCTGTTTCTACTTCCCATTGTCTATCTAACTTTATGCTTGAAGTAGAAGAACCTGTTTTTATTCTACCACCCCAACTTTTGCCTTCTTTAGCATTATCAAATACTTGAACTATATCGCCAGGTCTTAAAAAAGCAGCATTTAATCCAGTAGCAAAACTAACTGTATTAGTATGTAATTGATTACTTAAAAGTTTCCATTTTCCAAGCCTTCTAGCTTGTCCTCGTGAGGTACAACCAAAGGCACTTATACTGTCTGTTTTAAGAAACTGTCCATCTTTTTGTAACGTTTCTTCTAATTCTACAATTTCTGCTCTGGGTCTATAAAAGTCTTGTGGGTTATTCCAATTTACAATAATTTGATTAGTTCTAGTTTTAAATGCTGTGCCCTCATATTTAAACTCACCATTTATAACATTACCAGTTGTAAATTGATATACAGGATCTTTTTCAGAATCTTGTACTACGAAGGCTTCTCCATTTAACCAATAGGTCATCCCTCTAAATATACTAGTTACATCATTTAAAACTTTAAATGCCTGTGCCTGTCCAGCTAGAACTAAGTTACAGGAAAATCTTGGCTCGTACTCATTAGTACTAATTGCGTCTGCAGTATAATTTTGATCATTAGTAGTATATAAACTAAGTAAATCTGCGGCTGCTACACCAGCAGGTACTAGTTCATCACAATATCTTCCAATTTGGTATATTTCCCACTTATTTACTTGAGTCTGACTTAGGTAATTACCTAGTCCATAAATCTTATTAGTAATTAAATCGTTATATACCCATGCTGGATTATTACACCATGAACTATAGAAAGTTCCATCCCAATCATATTCAGTTACATCAACCTTTTCAGTTGAACTATTTCGTCTATAGTTAGCAGGAATAAATACTTGTTCTACGGCTGTAACATTAGTTGAATCCCCACCTTCCGAAGCCGCATTTGTTATATTGGATCCTGTTACAATAGTTGAGGTGGGAGATACATTTCTTAAATAAAGAGTATTAGTACCAATCTTATCAATCATACCTCCACTAAATAATTCTGCAGTTTTTGTTCCTGCTGCTGTAAAAGTAGGACTACCTGCTAGAGTTTTTAAATCTGCATTATTGGCATCTGTGGCAAGTGCATTTAATGTATAAGTAAATTGTGTTTCAGTTGTAACTAAACAATTAAAAGTACCATTCCAAAAATCTGCTTCTGAACCAGTTACTCCAGCTATTGTTGCAGTAAAGACATTACCAACAGTTATTCCATGAGCAGCACAAGTTGCAGTTGCTACATATCCATCATCTGCATCCCCGCCTGTTAATTCATCATTATCATCTACTTTTGAATCTTTATTAGCAAACTCTGCTGTTAGACTAGAAACAGACATTCCATCCTGCTTTACACTGTCTCCTACTGTGAAGCCAGAGATGCTAGCAACCGTTACTTTGCGTCCATTATAATCTAAAGGATAATGATTAGTAGGAATACTAATTAGTTTCCCGTCTACCTCATATCCTCTTCCAGGAATACTTGAAAATTGTTCAGCATCTATAGCTCCTGCTATATATGCAGTATGGGGGTACTGTAACTTATCTGCTATTGAAGCTTCTATACTATCTATATAAATTGAATTTGAAACTTCATTATAGTCTGAAGTCACTGCACCGCCAACTCTTTCTATTTTTAGTGCCCAATCGACCATTCCAGCTTCTGCTTTATCTGCTTCTATATTAAATCCGAAAGTATGTGCGTACTTACCACTTACCTTACCTGTAAAACCAGTTGTGAATTTTCTCTTAGTATGTTGAGTTCCTACACTATCTGTCCATCTAAAGTCAATATTAAAATGTACATTAGTTCCTCTTCTATCCCCTGAATTATCTCCTTTCTTAGTAATACTTAGCATACCTGAAGTAGACATAGTAACTTTTATATAATCAGTATTTTGTTTTTCAAAACTTCCACTAGGAATAGTATGATACTGAGGTTCATTTAGCAATAATTCTGCACTTCCTATATCTCTCATGAGTGATGCGGAAGGGAAAGAATGGAAAAAATCTGCATTAGGAATTTGTGTTGCAGTTCCTTTTTCTTCTACAATTCGGAAATTCTTTATATTAGGACTACCGCTTCTTTGTCCTGTGCGCTGATTAACGTCTCTCATTCTAGTTTCATCTACTAGTATAGAGGCATCTCCATATACAAGACCTTTAATTGGACCCTCTCCTATAACGTCTATAAACGCCGCATGTTGTCGAGCAAACATATTATCATCTGCTTCAAACGGTTCACGGCCTCCTCCTTTACCTCCAGAGCCAGTAACTTTTATTAAATTTTTATCTTTAATTGTGCTCATGATTGTTCCAATAATCTGTGTTAGGGCCGTAACCCCCACCGTGCATGCCCCCACTGTAGTTTCTATTACTAATTGTTCTATCTCCTTGTGCGAAGCTTCCATCGTCTCTAAAGTTTCCTATCCCTACTAGTTTTCTAGTTTTTAGAGTATTATTTTCACTACTGGAACTATTGGTAAATAATGATCCCATAACAGTTGCAGAACCTGTTATTATTCTTCCATATATTAAGGGAATAGGAGCTCCTTGTTTAACCGTGTTAACTGGACCTGAAAATAAATAATTTTTTGCTTTTGAAGCAGCGCTTCCATCGGGCACATCGGGAGCAAGTAGCATAGCAGCTCCTCCAAGTAATAAACCCATTCCTAAATAGGAAGCTCCTTGAACAGCCAACATTGCCGTCACTGATGTACCTGCTGCTGAGGCTGCTGCTGCATAAGTCATTCCTTGTGCTGTTAAAGCCGCGGCTCCTGCTGCTCCTGACAGTCCACCTGCTGCTGCGGCTGCTGCTGCTGCGGCTGGTGTAGATGCTGCAGCTACTGCGGCGGCTGTTCCTGCAGTTCCTGCACTACCAGCCATTCCAGCCATTCCAACTGCGGCTGCACCACCAGTCATAACAATTAAAGCTATTCCCACAATCATCAATAATGCTGCATTTTTACTACCAGCAATTACTGGAGCGAAAGTATAGGATTGACTCATACTAGGATCTGATAAATAACACTCATCTAAGCTGACTTGTTCATCTCCAACTAAAACATCATAGCCTTGTATATTTTCTCCCTCGATTAAAAATTGTTTAAATCCAGAACGTTGAGCTGCAATAGCCTGCATAGCTTCTGCGGGCGAGTTTACTGCTAGGTTCCACTCTGACCCAAACTTCTCTCCTAATACTCCTTCTAAATATACTTTTCTCATTGAAATTTCTTATGTCTTAATATTGTTCTGGATATTTGACTCCAGATTCCGTGATAGTTGTCTCTACAAGATAATCTTTGTGGGGCATGATGTAACATTTTCCCTCTACCTACATATATTCCTGCATGATTGGTTGTATCTGCATTTAGTGCCATTAAAATAACATCATTAACTTGTAGAGTACCATTTGTTACTTTAGTAAAGCCTTCACTTGCATATCTTTCTAGATAATAATTTTTTCCCTTTTCCCAAAATTCCCACTCATAGTCCCAATCAGGTTTAAAATGGATATCTTGCTTGGCGAAATAATCTTTTACTATTGTATAACAATCATACACGCCAAATACAAAAGGTCTTCCAATTAAATCAAAAGCCTCTTCTTGGGGTTCTAGTTTTACCCACTCATCATTCCAGCCAAAAATATACCAAGGGATTCCTAATCTATTACAGGCTGCTCGATCTACTGGACTAGGTGTTGGCTCTGCATTAGGGTGGCTATGTACTACTCCCACAACATCTCCCTCATCCGCTACTTCTTTATAATCATAGGGATCAATTACAAAATCCTGTCTTGGATCTTCTGCTTTGTTCTTGCAAGGGAAAAATTTAATTCGCCCTTTTCTTACGGCTAATAAGCCACAGGCTTCCTTGTCTACTTCTTTGTACACATAAGCTTTTACTTGTTCTAGTACTGGTTCGATCATTATCCGAAACTTGCTCCTGGGAATCCGCCGAATGGAAGAGCCACATTATCTGTTGTTTGATGTTTAATTTGGGCTTCTGCAACAGCTTGATCTGAACTACCACCGCCTGATATAGTAACAGTTGGGTTACTTGTATAACCAGAACCGCCCACAATACCAGTAAACTTTACTACTTTATCTGTTAAACCAGAAGTAGTACCTAATACCGCTGTAGCTGATGCTCCACTTCCACCACCCCCTGAAAATCCTACTGTAGGAACACTAGTATACCCCGAACCTTGCTGTAATACGCCAGTTCCTAATACTCCAGTCAATGTTTTTATATGAACTATGTCTACCGAACCCTTGTTAGCAACATGAGCAAATCGTTTTGAACATGAGCTTAAACGTTTACCGCAAATATCACCAAAATCCCAATAAGATATGTTAGTAGGTTTTACTAAATCATCAATACTATCAGTAGAAAGAATTGTATGTGCTACTTTACATTTATATAAAGTATTTCTACAAGCTTGAATATACCCTTTAACAGATAAGGTTCCTGTTGCACTATTGTCTGCTTGAACTACAATAGTTGAAGAGTCTCCAGATCCTCCTTTAGACTCTACGTATAAAGGAACATTTTTATGATTCCAACTTGTGGTAGTAGCTCCTTTAATTATTAACCAGTCTCCTACCGCAAACTCAGCTGCGGTTGCTGCAGGCACAGTAATAGTTATATCTTTATTCCCTTCACTTTCAGTCATATCTGTAATAGCGTATAAACTTCCTACAGGTCTTTGATACTCTACATAGTTTCCTACAGTATAAGATGTATTAGTCAGAAATAAAGTTGCTTCTCTATTAGCCACTAAATCTTGTCTGCCCCAAAAAGTGTACTCAAGAGCACCAGGACTACTTACATCTTTAGCAATTATATTATCATCTTTATCAAAATATAAAGGATCCGCTGCGGACCCCTCAACTAATCTACTATCTTCTGGCCAGTCACATCCGCCTTGTGTTGTATCTTTATACTTCCAAGGACAGCGTGCCGCTAAAATAGATCTTCTAGGTAATGAGATTCCTTCTACATCAAATGCCGAAACAAGTTCAAATTCGACTATCCCTACAGTTTCACTGGACTTTCTTTCTATATAGAATATATCTCTGTTAAACTCTATAGGAGGATTAGTACCTAAATACTTTTCAAGAGTTCTTCGTCTTATTACTTTTGCTCCAACTAAATCGTCCCAATCTGCTAAATATGTGTTGAAAAATTGATTTACATTTCCTAGCCTTATTGTAGGTCTTGGAAGACTCCCTGTTCCTGAGCCTCTAATTTCCCAGCCTTCAGATTCTATAGGTAATGCTGTATACTCGCGTTGATTATAATGAGTAGCTGTACTGGAACCAAAGTTTTCTTCGTTTATTAAACTATACCATTCAATATTACTAGTACCATTTTGACCATCATGGAAATAAAGTTTGTCTTCCCCTGCCCCTCCAATATTACTGTCGGGTAGTTCTATTTCGAAAACAGTAAGATAAGCACTAGCTTGAACCTGCCCCTGTAAGTCAGTGACTAGGGCATTATTAGTGCCAGTATTGGGATTGGTCACAGCTCAAAGACCTCTCTCGCTTTACAAGCTAAAGTATAATAAAGGGTATTTCCCATACCTCTGCTAAATTCTTCTATTACTACTGTTACCGCTTCTTCTACATCAGCTGTAGATCCTGTGCCTGCTACTGCGGTTGTATCAGGTATGGTTAATCTACAAGAATCCACACCTGCAAGAACTGTAAAGAATCTATATAAATTATCAATATCTTCTCTAGTTCTATTATTGAATACTAGACCCCATTCTCTAGGAGTATTATTTATTCCGTCCACCATTCTCATTTCGTAACCATCCCCAAATTGAGTTTTTATAACTCTAAGTTTGGGAGTTTCTGCAGCTCCTTTGTCAAACATTACTGGGTCAGTAAAGCCATAAATGTCAGTACCGGGCGTTACTCCAGTAACTCTTGCTCCAGATGTATTTGTATTTATTGTATTAGTTGTTAATCCTTGTGCCATTATACTCTACCTTTTGCTCCTTGTCTATTAAGTAGCCCGCCTGGTCTCATTTCTACCTGTAAATGTTGTTGAACAAGTCCACCGATTGATCTTCCAAGTGCTTGCATATCTCCGCCACCAGCTACTGAAGTATTTGATTGTCCACCCTGCATACTTATAGATACGTTTACTGTGTTTCCACTAGCACCCCGTATATCTACAGGAATACTTCTATCGTTTCCTAAAGGAACAACCGCTTCTCTACCGTGTAATGTAGCTTGATAACCTGAGTTTGGTCCGTTTGCGATTCCACCTGTTGCGTATCCTGGTCCATTTAATTCTCCTCCGTATCTAGCAGTTCCTTTGAGGAATTCCATTACTGCTCCACCACCTGGCATGAACGCCATCATAAATTTCAATGCTGCGGCTTTGAGATACATTGCAGCCATATCGGAAAGTACTGATTTAGTTAAATCTTTCATAGAGTCTTTAAATGACTTAGTTCCGTCAACCATTGCTTGGAACATACTTACAAAACCATTTTCTATAGTACTTTGTATACCATCCATTAGTTCTTGTTCTACTTTTAAATTTGTTGGAGTCGTTGCTACTAACCTAGCTCTCTCTTTAAGTTTTTCGTTTCCTTCTGCTTCTAAATCTATATTATTGCGTAGATTTTCTAAACGAATTAGTTGATATGCGTTTTCTATAGGATTCATAGTATAGACTCTTTTTTCCCACATCTTCATCTTATCTGTTTCAAGTTCTAAGGCTTTCATAGCTGCTTCGCCTGATAAGACATTTGTTTCTTCAGAAATTTTTGAACCATCTACTGCTATTTTACTTAATAGAGCCTCATATACTGCTAAATTAGTATTAAAATCTTTCTGCTTCTGTGTAAGAGCTGTTCCCCCCTCACTCTCATCTTTAAAGTATTGTAAATCTTTTGTGAAGTCTACTTTATCAAAGCCTGGTATCTCTGCTGAGTGATCAACTAGTCCTGTTCCGCCATCTGCTTTACTTGTTCCTGTTGTCCAAGTCTTAGTTTGTGCCGCAGTATCACTTCCAAATTGAGTTTTCAATTCAGTAAGCATATCGGTCTTTTTAGTTTTTTGTTGCGTCTGCATATTACGCAAATCTGTTAAAGCAGCATTTGCAGCTTGCCATTCCCCTAATACAGTATTGAAGCCGTCTGCTGACCGTTGAGCCGTATTTTCTGCTTGTATTTGTTTTTGTCGTGTTATCTCTCGCTCTACATTTAATGTAGATTCTTTAATTTGTAATAGTCTATTAGCGGAAGCTACCATTATTATTGAAAGCTCACTATTTAAGTTTGCAATTTCAAATTCTTGTCTAGTAAGGTCTATTGATTTCCTAGCTGCTACTAAATCTAAATTAGTGTCGTCTCGAAGTTTCTCACTTAATCTGGATATCTCTTCGAGTTGTTCAGTGGTTAACTCTTTTGCTTTTCCATCTTGGACATTCTGTTCCTGCATCCCTTGCATCGCTTGAGTAATATTGTCTTCAATTCCTGCATTAACATTCAGTAAGTTTGCTTTTGCAGCTAAATGCTTCTCGAATGCTTGACCCGCTTTTAATTGGGCTGTGCGGGTTTTTAAATCATTTTGATCCATTCGTTGTTGAATACCTACACCTTTTAATTTACTTACTACCGTCTCTTGACTTATGTCCAGTACTTCTTGTTGGTTCTTCATCCCCTCTTTAACATAGTTATTTATGGCAATTTGTAAGAACCCTAAATGTTCCTGCTTCCGTCTATGGGAATCTAATTCCATTGTCCATTCTCTTTGTTGTTTTGTTACTTTAATTAGTGCTTTTGCAAGACCCCCACCACCATCACTAATTTCTTCTGCTGTTATACCAAGTATCTGTGCATATTCTTTTAACTTTTCGCCTGCTGCTATTGATGATGAATCTTGAGCCAAAGCGTCTCCTGGACCTGTTGGGCCAGTAAACATTTTTTCAAATAAAGTCAAGTCGCTAAAATTTTCTAAGTAGTCGCTTCCCATAGTTCTTCGTGATTCTACATATAATTCCTCTAATTCTCGTGAAGTTGGTATCTGCTTTAGTTGCTCCTTACGATCCTCTGTATTTCCTACTAGTCCTGTATTAAACTGTCTCTTTTCCTTAGTTATTGCATTCGTTTCGCCTGCCATTCCTCCAATCATACGATTATATAGATCTATTTGACTAATTATTGATTTTTGTAAATCTTGATAAGGAAGTTTACCGTATTTACCTACTGCTTTAGTTAATTGTGAATTTAATGATTTAGTATTTTCTTCTAGCATTTTACTTGCTTGAGAGGCATCAATCATAGCATTACTCATTTGCTGATATTTCTTCATGGTGTCATCAGTAATTTCATTACCAGCTGCAAATTCTTTAGTAAGTCCAGCCATTTGAGGGGACATAAACTGTAAGCTTTTCCCTAGCTTATCAAATTCTTTTTGTGTTTTTTTGGAGATACCTTTCTTAACTTCTTCATTATACTCCCTCATTTTTTTGCCAATATCGACACTTTGGAAAGCATTACCAACTTGTTCTAATGATTCTGCTCCTCCGAGGATTGATTCTCCTCGAATTGTTGCCATTCTGTCTAGTTCTTCATTTAGTGTCCCTAAACTTTCCTGTAATTTCTTTGTTGCTTCTCTTGCTTTTTTAGCATCTTCATCTAGATCTCTTAGAAATGAGATACCTGACCAAAGCATTTGAGCTGCCATTAAAGCTATCCCAAGATACCCTACCCATTTCATAAGACCTTGAACACCAGCAGCGATTCCGCCTTTTGCTTGAGATTTTCTCATTTCTCTCTTTGCTACTTTTTCTTCGTGTTTAGCTCTTTCTGCGGCTTTCCTATACTCCGCTTCACTAGTAATATCAACTTGACGGTTTTCACCCGCCGCGTGTATCTGCTCCATTTCTAGTACATGCTTTCTAAATGCCGCCTTTTCCTCTATATTAAACTTCATATAGATGCCTTGCTTCTTCCTCATTGAAACTTTATAGGCAGCTATTTGTTGCTTACTTAGCATACTCTTCTTTTTACCGCTTGCATCTGTACCTTTTAGTTCTACACCGAGAGCTTGTAGTCCTTTGCCTGCACTTTTCTGTGTACCTACTGGATCTGCTTTTACCATTGCCGCAGATGTTGCAGCTATATTCATTTCTTCATTGGCTGTCGCAGCCGCAATCTGCGCCTCGCCAAAGTTTTTCTTAGCGGCTGCACCCATAGCGTTTAAGTCTGGTAACATACTGCCTACTATTGGTCTTGCAAACAAAACGAGTGCTGCAGTTAAAGCCATTACATTATCTTTTAAGAAACCAATTAAAGGTAATAAAGTTTCAGATAAACCTACTTGAAAGCCTCTTACTAAGTCGTCGAACTCTTTAGTTAACTGACCTAATGCAAAGGAGTCTGGATCCATTACTTCTGCAATTCTTCCATATTTTTCAGTAGCTTGCGTCATAACATTATTCATAACCGCTTGTGTTCTTTCATAAGCGTTTAATTGATCTTTAGTTTTACCTATTGTTTGAGCATACTCTCTTGTAGCATTTTCTAGTCTTAAAATGATACCTAATTCATCCAAGAGTTCTGGTTCCGCTTTTGTTACACCACGAATTAACCTATTGAATGAATCGGTTAAATCTCTACCAAGAGCAAGTGATGCATTCTTTGCTGCAGTACCTAATTGTGTTACTTGATCTCCACTTAAACCAGATGCAATACCAATAGCCAGGGACGATGCGGCCTCTTTAAAGCCTAACATGCCTGCTGTTGCATCTTGTAATTGTACGGTTAAAGTTTGATATGCGATACCAGTAACAGCTCCAAACTGTTTCTGGCCTTCGATCATGTTGCGGACTTCGAATGAGTCCTGTAGAAATCTAAATGCTGCGGACACAGCGAATAGTTGTGCGGCTAAAGTTGCATAGATAGGTACAATACCCCCACTGATAGTTTGGGCTTGTTTGGAGAAATTCTTTGAAGCGTTGGAAGACTGACGGGATAGTCCTTTTAATCTACGGTCAGAGTCTGATACACTCCTCGCCATAGACTTCATGGAAGCCCCAGCCTGCTTTGCTTTATCTCCTAGTACCTTTAGAGTTTTCCCGTCGGAAAACTTAAATAGTACTTCTACTACATCTTTTTTTGCCATAATAAATTAGTTTTTGGCTCGTCTAGCCCTTGTCTCTTCTTGTCTTTTGAGACCGTCATTTGTACTCACAATATGTTCCGCCTCTATGTGTTTAAGAAAAAAGACACTAGTCTTCCAATCACTAATTTTTAGTATTCTAAGCAACGACTCCAATGCGCTCCAGTCTTTGCCCATATAAGTACCACTAGCTCCATCCCATCTATCTGGAAGAAAGGTATGTAGCAAAAAAGATTCTTGAACCTCTAATGGATAATCCGATATTTCTGTCGGCATCTCATCAAGATCAGGATCTTCCCCCATTTGTTCTTTCAAATTTAGGTACTGGTCTACTGACATACTCTCTTGGAGTTGTCGTTTAATTAAAGCAAGTAGCTTATTTACTTGCTCTGTGTAAAATTTTCTAACTCTCCAACCTGCTCGGTTACCCAAGTATCAAAGTCTGATGAATTTTTCATCAATACTTCTACATTTTCTTGAGTAAAAGGTAAGGTTTGGTCTTGATTATCCACATCTGAAATTAGTACTAAGCTTTTGAGATATTTCATCTTCAATCCTGTCCAGCCTTTTATTACTGATCTGGTATATTCTGTTAAAAACTTTTCATCATCCAATTGTTCTTCGTATCCACGAGTTTTTCTGTTAAAAACTTGAGAGACACATCGGCCCCTTAGTTTAACTAGTTCTTCTCTGGCTAAGTAACAAAGTTTTACTTTAAAACCTGCACTGCCTGGATAATCAAACTCCACTGTTTTACTGGGAGTCATTAAAGTTTTGAGTGAAACTACTGGTGTAGCCTCTGTCTTTACTTTTTCGTTCATTTGTTCTATTCCTATAAAAGGAAGGCCGGGGGTTTAATCCCCCAACCTAATTGTTAAAATTTAATTACTTACGATTGGTAGGTAATTTTAATTTCAGACTCACCACTTTGGATGGTAGCATCTGATAAATCAGCTCCTAGACCATGGAAAGCCACGTCTAAACTGATTACATCTTCGATTGAATGAGTTGGTACCTCAAAATGTGCTCTAGGTATAGCCACATCTACTCGAGGAGTTTGTCCACTTCCGCCAATTGCGAAGTTCAAATTAAAAGCATTGGTTATTTGACCAGTACCCTCAATTATGTTTTCAAACAGTTCCGCAGAACCATTATCAACTGTATTTAAATAACAAGTAAAGTTACCACTTACTGATCTAGTACCTACTACATGTCCTAAGGGTTGGTTTACAACTCCTAGAGTTTCAGGGGTTAAGTAAGTAAGATTATTTTCTATCGTTATATTACCACCTGTTAGGGTTAGATTGTATGTGACATCTCCAGCGGACATATCAGTGCCCGTTGAGTTAGCTGCAGAATAAACCGCAGTCATACTTGTTAATTTTTGTCTAACAAAGTTAGAAGTACTTGATACTCCTTCGTTTACTAAACCTTTTGTGGCTGCAAAGCCAGTTCCGGTACCAGTTACTAATTTTAAATGTTCTTCTACAACTGATCCTTGACCTGACCAAGCAACTTGTGCTAAGCCATCAATGTCAAAATCAACCGATGCTGAACCTACGGAACAGTTTGCAACTTTATAAATTGTTACGTTCCCATCAGCTGCGGTATCATAAGTTCCATCGGAATCATTTGCCGCTCCTAACACAAAGTATAAATCAAATACTCCTAGTGCTACTTTATTTGAATTTTCAAAATTAAATATATTTGGTTCCCAAGTTGCAGGAACTACATCAGCTCCCGCTGTCGCCCCTGGATTTGATGCATAAGAGTAGGTAGTCCCACTCATTGCTGCCCATAAGGGGCCTTCAACTGCAAATTTCTTCGCACTTCCTGCATGGCCATTACTGACCCAAGCATTAGCTGCTGCACTTGTAGTTGGTCTCATGTACGTACTGAAACTCCATTCAACTGGAGCAAGAGAATCATTGAACATCATTCGTCCTCTCTTACTATTCAGTGTTGAGCCATCTGCCGCCTCATTCAGAGTAATCTCTGAAGTATTGGTTGCTTGGCTGAATGAAAATCCATCTAGTACTGGTATCTCATAAAGTGTATCGGTTGCACTTGAATTTGCATCCACTAAAAACTTCATGTATACTTTGGTATCTCTACTAAAATGAAATGCCATTATTTTCTCCTATCGTCTTTGAAAAGGGTCTTACTATAGTTTTCTACAGTTTAACCAATTTTCTAATATCGGATCTCTACGACGACTTCTCCTACGCCGAGAGGCTCCAAAACGCCTTCGTCTGTATCAACTGATAAGACTGTTGTCTGCATAGTTGTTTGAGACGCTCCTGTTGAATCATAGTATGTTATTGGATCATAATCCTCCATTACTGTTTCAACATCTTCTAGTAACTCTTCTAGTGCTAAAATGACATCTTCGGTGTCACTTACATAGCCTCTAATAGTTACTCGTAAAAATCTGAAGCGGAATCCTCCGCCATCATATTGTCTAGTTTCTGCTCCTGCCCCTACTTGTACAGAAGGGAAGTCTGAAACTTCATCCCACCACCTAAGTCTGGGACTAACATTCGAAACGGCTGTCCTAAAAGGAGCACTACCGTTTAAAGATTGTTCTATTTTCTCTGCGATTGCTCCTACAATGGCTCGTCTTCGCGTCGAATATTTTCTTGCTAAAGTCGCGTCCATTAAATTCTCCTAAGTGTGAATCGGTTTCCTATTATTCCAGTCGCTATTTCTCTAATACTAGCTCCTATTATTCTTCGAGGGTCTCTGTTTGTACTTCCTTGCTTCCCTCCTGGCTCAAAAGTTTCATATGGGTTTCTCATATAACTATATTCTATTTGTGTTCCACCCCTTGGTCCTACTAGTACATTTTCAACCCTAGCTGAATTTGCAAATCTACCTGTTCTAAACTGTAACGCAGGAGCCGACATTCTTGATGCAACTTCCTGTGGTAAAACAGCATTTAGCATATTCCTTAAGGCTACTGGACTTGCTGAAGTTTTTGCTGTAGCTATACTTTTAGGTGCCTGTGTTGCTTTCCTTGCAACAACCGCAGCACCTGCTATGCTAACTTTTCTAGTACTTGCCTTCGATGCTGTTTTAACAGTATTTTTAGACTTTCTCTTTTGTTTCTTTGCATCTTTGAACATGGCCTTATTAACTTTAAGTCGCATGTCTGCTCTTGTCTTATGAGGGAACAATGCATCTATAACTTTCTTCTTCGCTATTGCCTTTCCCTTTGTAACAGGGCCTTTACTGGCTCCCCAAAGTTGGTCTGCTTCCTTTGCAGATAAATTAGTCATTCTTCGTGCTAACTCTCTAAACTTTCTTTTGCCGTTTTTCGATTTAGGATCAAAGGCTTTTCGAAATTCGTCCTGTATAAACTTTGAAATCTCAGGTCCATTTGCTCCTTCAACAGTTCCAGCAATAAGTAGCTTTACTCTACACTCTGCATTTATTCCAGTCGTACTAAAATCTTGCTTTAAGTCGTCTTGTACCTCAAATATTTCTTCCATCCAACCCGCTAGCATTACAGTCATGTTGCCTTGCATTGGCTTGCTCATGGCTTGAAACTCTTTAGCTGCGTTTTTACACGCTGTTCTAATTTTCTGCTCAGTTATCGTGCCTGCGGCTCCAGCTGCAACTGCATAACTCTTACTACTTCTAGAAGTTCTAGCTCTCTGTTTTGCAGCAACTTTTGCCGCTACAGGTTGAGTTATATTTGTCCCGTATTTTCTGCCCATTCCCCTTGGAAACAATCCACCTTGATCATTGCTCTCTTCCATTTGATCAACATCTGGTTTAGTTCCATGTTCTGCTGTCATACCATTAAACAGTACCTTAACACCTGGGCCTACTATATAGTTTGCAATTTCCGTCTTAAGTTTTTTACTTACTGCCTCTTGAACATTAACACGCTGTTTATCAGGAGTGGATAAAGGAGAAAAATCAGCATGAACTATGTCATTCTTTATACTAACTTTCATACTCCAGTTCTTAGTTTTATAACCATTGCAAGTCTTAAGTAAGTGCCTCTTTAAACCTGGCCACATTGCTTTAGTCAATTCTTTGTCAACTACTACTCCACTTAAGTCTCCTGATGTAGCAAATGCCTTAACTATTAAACCATCTAACATTTGGGAGTCAACATAAGCATCACCAAATTGATGTTCTGGAGAAACTTTTCTTCTGTCTAAGCTAAGGAGCTCGTTTATTAACTTTGCCCTGTACTCTTTAGACATTAGATAACAACTCTGTGTAAATCTAGTACTCTTTTGATATGATCTGGGAAATCAGTGCTAGCACGATTCCCTGAAGTACCTTGATTTTGAATACTTGCTCCACCAAGACTTTGCCTTTGTTTATGCTCATCTTTTATATAATAAGTAATTAAGTCATAAATTGCTAACTGTAAGTCTCTGGGTGTACTTGAATATCCAGCATTGTAAGTAATTCTTACTGCTCCCATACCTTTCGCCCAACTTCTCTTTTCTCCATTCTTAGTAGTTCTAATTACACCATCTGCTGCACTATCGAAATAATACTCGTAATTACTAGTAGTTATTTCCGTATAGGGTTCAGAATATGCTGTTCTTTCTTCTACTTTGTCCACTGCTGTTACTGGACTTTCACTCAAAATTATGGTTTGAGTAAATAAATCATCTATATTAAACGTTTCTACTTTATTAGTAGAAAAGTAATCAACAAATGATGTACCACAATATTTTTTGACAAGATCACTAACCTGTGGGACAATAACGCCAAGACGGTCGTCGTCTTTTTCGCCTCTCATTCCCTCAGCATCTTTATATTCGTAAACTGTTACTAAATCTGTCATAATCTTCTCAAAAAATATTGTAGCAGGGGTTTGACCCCCCACTACAAAATTATTAACTATTAACTAGCTTTGTACTTGTAAGCCCACTTGGAAGTTGCACCCGCGATTAAATCGTCGAATCCAATTCTTTGTGAAGCAACAATAACTCTGCGCTGGTTAGCCACTTCGTAATCTGACTCTAAAGTCACACCACGTAATCTTGGCATCACATAGTTTCTTGCGTATACTGCAATAGCTCCGAATCCATTAGCTGCTTGTGCAGGGAACTCGTCACAAAGAAGAATCCTTGATCCGAATACCTGTCCAATCTCGCCTCTGAGTTTGGTAGCCATGTCGCCTACTAAATTAGCATCTTGGAATTCAGCATCTTCCAATAGTTGGAAATATACTGCTTGAGATACGATGTAAACTACGTCGTTAGGATTAACGCCATATTTACCCATATTCTTCCTCATGCTTAATAGATTAGCGGCAGTAACGGTGTCTGTTGCGACTGCGGTAGTTGATTGTGTTTGATCACTATCAGCTGCTGCCATCGTTACTAGTCCATCAAACGTTCCTGATGTATAAACACCAGTTGAATGATTTCCTAATAGGATTGCATTTTCAATCCCTTTCGCGTGAGATCTAACGATTGACTCTCTAATCAACGGAAGAATAGGCATAATTGCATCCTCTTCTGTTTCATTTCCTAAGTATGATTGTGAAATCAGTTTCTTAGTACTAAGAGTTTTCTCTGTTAAATCAACACCACCGAATGGTGAACCATAAGTATCACCTGTTTGTGCTAAGTTACCATGTGGAGATGATCCAGTTGCGGCTTGGTTGCTAGTGAACTCTGCGTAACCACTATCTGGTAAGATAGGGATTATCATGTTCGCTGCTGTTAGAGTAATTTCTCTAAAAAGAGGTGCCAAAACTAATTCGTTTTGGATATCTCTTTCAACGTTGGTTGATACAACTTGCTCAAAGTCTGCACTTGAAACGCCAACACCCGAATGGGCATTAACTTTTTCATGTATAGATTTGGCATATTCAGTATCGAAACCTCTGCCGGTCGCTAGACCAAGTACTTTTGCATCGACTACGTCGTTTGCAAATGCTTTTTGCCAGTCGCCTTCACCTCTGCGGTCTGAGAATATTCGTTTAGATTCGCGCATATTCATTATGTCTTCAGATCTCTCTTTCAACTCAGCTTGAAGTTCGCGGACTACTTGTCCTAAATCTTCTTGCTTTTCATTTACGCGTTTCTCGATATCTCTAACCAGAGTTTCAGCTCCAGTAGTTACTGCCCTTACGACAGTTTTGTGTTCCTCTTGCTTCGCTTCCACTGCTGCTTTCTGTTCGGCTTCTAGTTTAGCGGCATTTTCTGCTGCGTCCACTTTAGCTTTTTCGTCTGCGGCTTTAAGTTCGGCTTGCTTCATTGCATAAGATGCAACTGCTTTTTCGGCAGCGTCTTTTGCGTATGACTCAAGGTCGAACTCAGGGGAAGTTACAGGAGTGTTTTTTTCTTCTGACATCTTCGTCTCCGTTTTGTCGGCTCTCGCCTTGCTTGACTGTTCAATCTTTGCGTTAGCGTCGATTGAAGAAGTCTTTATAAAGTCTTGTTTAAACGTGTTGTACTCTTCTATATTGTCAAATGATTTGGCAATTGAGAAGACTGCGTCTTGGTTACAAGGAACCGAAACAACAGACACTTCGAACAGTTCTGCGTCCTTTATCTTATATCCGTCGGTTTCATTGATATAATCTGCATCCTTGACTTTGAAACCTACGGAAAAAGCCCCAAGAACGCCATCTTTAATAAGATCTTTAATATCGCCAGCTGACTTAGATATACGTGCTGTAATCTCTAAACCATCATTGCTGACTTCTATTTCTTTTGCCCGACCTATTGGTCGGTCATAATTGTGATTGAATAAAAGGATTGGATTATTTTTATAATTATTTAACCCACCTTTAGTCCAAGCACTTGCTTCAATAATATCTCCAGCTCTGTCTAATGAGTTGGTACTTGCTGATCCTTTGATATCAAGTCCCCCATCATCATCTTCGCCTAAGCTTTTGAAACTATTTGTCCAATGAAATATCTTATCCATTGTTATTTCCCCTTGGTAGCAGCTTTCTTCGGAGCAGCTTTAACAGCTGGCTCTGGAGAAACAGGCGCTGGGGCAGGAACGTCTATAGGGAACCGTGCTTTTGCAGCCGCCATAACCCTATTCCAACTTCCAAACTTCCTGCGTAGTAAATAATCTCTCACAGGTACGTCGTTTCCAATTGCCTTATAATCTGCTAGTGTTATTGTGTCAACACCTTTGCTGGCTACAAATTCTGATAAAGCCTTTAGCATCATATGTTTTGTCATAATTCTTCCTCATCTGGTGAGTCCTCTGTCGGTCTCCCACCTTCCTCTGGATTTGCGGCTGAACCTGCAATATTTGCAGGAACTCTCGGTGTATCAAATCCGTCAATTTTTTCAAACCTGAGTGCCTCCCTCGCTTCATTCGGTGTTAATATTCCCGTGTTCACAAGTGTGGAGTAATACCCCGCCTGATCTCTCATCTCTGGTTGAAGAGCAGGAACTCCTGAAATCTCCTCATCCAATTTAAAACCGAAGAACCTCTCGAAAGCATATCCTATTTTTCTAACTATAGGTAGTATGGTTTCTAAGTAATATAATCGGTGATTAGGACGTATGTTAGCGTTGTTACCACCATCTAATAAGATGGGTGGAATACCCATCGCTTCTAGGATTATCTTTTCATTTGAAGCTATTGCTTGCTGAAAATCTAAATCCTTGAAATTGACTTCCGTCAAGTTCTCAACTTCTAATCCGCCATCAAGGAATAACGGTCTACGACCTCCTGATTGCGGGTTGTACCTAGCTACCCAAGCTGCTAACATTCTTTCTTTGATTTTCTCAGAAAGTGTATTAGGTGACTTAAGTACTAAACCGGGCACTGCTCCGTTCTTAAAGAAATTATCTTGGAATCGTCTCATTGAGCCTAGTAACTGCATAGTTCTCCATGCTGGTTTTAATCTAGGAACTCCTCTATAAATAGAGTTGAAACTATTTTCTTTGATATGTATTATCTCTTTAGGAGTATAATCTACGCTGTGATCATAAGTATATTTCTTAACATACGTCTTATCATCGGTCTCTATCGTTACGTGTTCTGCTGGTAAATGATATAAATGTCTTCCATCGAAATAAATAAAGATATTACCATCTAGTAGTAAATCGATAATTAAATTTCGTTTAAACGAATTTATATCTTGAAAGGGATTCGCTTCTTTATTAAGTAGTAAATCGACTCTAGATCGTCTTATTGACTTAATAATGTTGTTTATCCCTACAACAGGTTCGCCTACATCAAAAGGTATGTCCGCAGCGTCGTCCACTATCATGTTAACCGCGCGGTTTACAACCTCTAATTGTTCGTAAGCATTTCTATAGTTAGTAACAGTTTCTCTAGAATCTAGGCTTAAGCCTTCATCACGGGCGATCAGGAACTGAGAGGGATTTTCTTTTTCCTCTGTTTCTTCTGTTCTGCCTAAAAATCTGTCATACCATGCCATGTTTATCTCTCTGTATTTTCACCCATCTGTGTTGTTTACTTGCTGTTATTAACTTCGGTCTTTTGCCATAGATAGAGTGTAATCTTAAATGATGTTCATGACATAAAGTAACAGCTTCGTCATAAAGTTCTTTTTTGTGTTCAGCAATAAATTGCTGTCGAATATTTAAAATATCCTGTTCTTCTGTTACTTGGAGTTTCTTCTTTTTCAACCAAGATTCTAACAACTCTGTTAATCCGTTGAAATGATGAAAATCTAAGTTTTCTATTGCTCCGCAGATATAACACTCCGTCGCTTTATTATACTGCGACTTAGCCTTATCCCGAACATACTTAACAAGATCTCTCTTTAATGTCATAAACTTCTACTACTCTTTAAATTATACTAAAATTTGGGACTAATGTCAAGAACTATTTTTGGTTCGGTGGTTACTAGAAAGTAGTAGCACTTGTTTCAAACGAGTACAACGCATACCGTAATGCATCTGCCATATGAGAAGCATAGTTATGTTTTGGTTTTTCCCTCAATAAATTCGGATTCGGATCCCACTGGTATTGGTCTAGGGAGATCAGAGTTTCTTTACATTTTTGATCAACTATTAGCTGGTCGTTATCTACAATTCCTGCAACGCGACCTATTCCATCAAGGACGGACTTCTTTGCGTTTATAGTACTAATGTCGTAATTTTGTGCTAAATCAAATCGTGTTTGTTGTGCCGCCGAATCAATATAAATGTAATCAACATTCCATTTATTTATTATGTCTCTAATCTTTGACGCGTGTTCTTCCGTAGTTCTCTCAGCATCCAAATATTCATCAAGTAGATAATAGACTTCTTTGTCCCAATCATATCCTATTACACAAAAAGCTGTAGGATCCTTAAACCCAACATCCATTCCTGCGAATACATCCATTTTACTTGTTTGTAGTTCTGAAAGGTCTTGTTGGCACTTCTCTAAGTTAAATGCCCATACCTGTCCTTCATAGGTATTAAAATCTGCCATGTATTCCTGATTGAACTCTGCTTCTGACATTGTCTTTCTAGCTTCATCAATATCTTGTTCAGAGATACGTGGATTTTCATGGTAAGTTGCTCTAACGGAAGCCCATTCCGCATACTCATCACTGTAACCTCTATAATAAAACTCTGAAAACCAATTGTTTCTTCCTCGTGGGGTAGAAATAAATAAGGCTTTAGAGTTGAATTTATCTAAGGTAGGACGAAGTGCTATATTGAAAGCATCTCTGCCGTCTACTAGTGCTGCTTCGTCAAAAATAATTAAATCGTAAGATCGACCTACCGTAGAGTCAACTTGATTTATTGACCCCATTCGTATAGTTGAATGATTGGATAGTTCGATTACTTTATCCTTAGCATTATCTTTGATAACTTCTAAGTCAAAGTGTTTGATAAGATTCCTCTGTAAGTCAAAGGAAATTTGTGAAAGAGAGTAGTTAGGCGACATAAGTAACACATTTGAACCTGGTACTAAACATACTAGTTGTCCAATTATGTTTGCAATATAAGTTTTACCTTGCCTACGCGCAACTGCCGCTGAAACAAACCTATACTTAGGATTGTTCATAGCATTGATAATTGCTGTTTGTGTGGAATTGGGTTCGATACCCAGTAATTCCATGTAACCATCAATTGGAAGTTTAATGAATCGGTTTTCCCCGAAATCCATCAAGCCTTTGGGCTCTATGTCTGTTCTACTTATCTCTAGCATTATTAGTGGAGTGTTTCATTGCCAAAAAAACTTTCCACCTCGTTGAGTAGTTCTTGTTCTTCTACTACGTTATATAAATACATAAAAGCGAGTGCTAAATTTCTCATATCAGTTTCCTTTTCTGTTAACATTCGTTTATGTTCGGTCATTTGCATTGCGGCTAAAAAGCCTGACGCATTGACCACCGTTTCGTCTAGCCAGAGGTCTCTCCCATCTTTACTTGTTGGCATTTTACTCATATTGAAAAGCCTCCTCTATATTTAGCTGACTCGTGTGTTGATTGGTGTAAACATAACAGCTGCATTTGTTGAATACAGTGCATGAGCTATATCTTTTACAATATTTACTCGTTCTCCACCACCCAAAGTAATGTTACCTACTACTGTTCCACTAGCTGCTGTTAATAGTGCTACTGCGTATGCTGTAGTACTATTATTGTATACAGACACCTCTGATGCACTTTCAACTGTTGATGCTGTGCCAGTAGTAGTTGGAGCTGCAATTGTTGCTCCTTCCAGTTTAAATCTCATTGATTTCTCCTAACGCTTTTTGCGTCCTTTCCCCTTCTTTTGTCGCCATTTAATCGCTCGAAGACGTTGCTTTGCTTTCTTCTTCGACCTAGACGTTCCGGGAGTATTACTAATTTTCCATCCACCTTTTGTTTCAGTGATGGGCATACTATTCTCCTAGTATTTTTTCGAGCTTTCCATCGCGTTCATAGCAAGGTAAAGCAGTTAATTCCTTTACTTTCCTAAGACGCTCAAGTTTAGCTCGTTGTTTAAGAATCAATACTGCGGTTGCTTTTTCAATCGCAAGTATCATTGGTGGTAAAGTAAGTTTCTCTTCTAGTTTTTTTCTTTGTGGCAGTGTCATACTACCTCCTAGAGTAGTTACTCTGCTTTATAGCAAGTCCAGACACCATAGCCTAGACCAACGAAAGCTGCGACTTTAGCGAGTCCGCCAAAACAAATTACCATCAGGCAACCAACAACTATTACTGCTCCGTCCCATGATGTTCTTTCACTTACTCGGGCTTTCATCCAAGCCATTGCTGCGTTCATTTTATCCATTATTTCTCTCCCAAAAGAATAATTATTTCTTTTCTTAGCCTAGTTATAACTAGGATATTTAACCTAGCCTATTTGAAAAACGGCTACGGCTCTTACATCTGCGCCATCGGCCCAGAACTTGTGATACGTTCGTCTTTTGTGCAAGATTATATCTGCTCCTGCTCTTAAAGTTACGCACCCAATCTCTACACCAGCTGAATTAAGATAGTATATTTTAGTATCTGTTGCACCATAATTACTAAATCTAATATTAGGTGTTTCATCTGGAATATTCTCAGTGAATAAAAGTGCGCCAGCTGCTGTGGTAGGCACGTCTATTTCACTATTGTATAGTTGTAATGACATTTCATTTCCTCTTTTTTCTTTTTCCTGAACTAAGTCCATCTACCCATAGGGCATCTGGCAGTTCGTATTTTTACCTTAATCGGCATAAAACATTTACACTTCTTACATATGTAGAGAGTGTAGAATGGACAGGTTTTGCATATAGCTAACCTGTACTCTGGTTTCATCTAAGAACGCTAGGTAACTTCTGTCGCCTTTTGCGTTGTAAATTCTTTTTCCGTGCCATAAGTATCTTTTCTCTGGCTGTCGGTTCGATAGGTAAAACTTCTTCTACCTTCTCTACTTTTTTAATCTTTGCCATTAGCATACTCTTTACACTCAGCGTGAGTTTTAAATTTCTTTAACATTCCGTCAGGTCCGCGTACACAATGCCAGCCTCGCTTAACACTATGCTCATACCCTTCTGGGAACTCACGTTTTGGAGCAGCCTTTACTTTAGGCGACTCAGTTATATCTTTTTTATCGTAATCTTGTTCCATTTGTTTCTCCTAAGGATGCATGGACAATATAGTCCATATGACTCCAGCCCCGCCAACGATTATCGTTCCCGCGACACCAATCATAATTGTTTCTATTCTTGTAACTTGTGAGTCTAAAGCATCAAACCGATTGAATGCAGTTTTCCATCGCTCGGCACATACAGCTTCATGTCTCGCAAGGTCTGCCGCGACATCGTCTACGTTCACCTTTCTCCCCCATAAAAATTTCCTGCGTATAAATACACATTTCCTATATTATACTAAATTTTGTGGTTGTTGTCAAGAACTATTTTTGTATGGTGTATATTTTAACTGGTTCCGACTTGCCTTTTACAACAACTTCGTCCAAGAATTCATATTCATACCCATCTACTAGACTATGCTCGGAAATAATTAAATCCGTCTCATAAGTCTTACAGCTACTTTCTAAGCGAGCAGCGAGGTTAACAGCATCGCCAAGAACACTGTAATCGAACCTAGTATTACTACCCATGTTGCCGACAACACAAAGTCCTGTGTTAATTCCGCATCCAGTATGGATTTCAGGGATTTTTTCAGCTTTAAATATTTCATTTAATTCTCCTAATGCTTCTCTCATTTCAAGAGCGCACTCAGTAGCTTTTCTTTCTTGGTCTTCCACGTCTAAGGGAGCATTCCAGAAAGCCATAATGCAGTCTCCCATGTACTTATCCACACATCCCTCGTGCTTCTGTATTATCTCAGTCTGATTAGTTAAAAAACGATTAACTATCTCCACTAATTTTTGTGGATCCGACTGGTATTTTTCCGAAATTGGGGTAAATCCCCGAATATCCGAAAATAGAAAAGTCATACGTTTTGTAACCCCACCCAGTCTCAGTAATGTTGGGTCTTTTTGTAATTTTTCAACCAAGGCAGGACTAACATAGGTCCCAAATTGTTGTTTGATCTGTAATCTCAACAAGTATTGAGTAATAAAACTACGGAATTGTACAATACTCCAGAATAAAAACAGGATCACGAGCGATCCCGAGACGTCAAGTAAGTAGGAAGACTCTATAAGCTTCCATGAAGTGAAGCCAGTCCCTCCTAATAGTACTAAAATGACAGGTACGCTAAGATATATGTTACTAGCTACTATCATAATTGCTATCATTCCTGTAACTAGTATGGTAAGTTCCGCCCATAGGCTCCATGAGGGTTGGGAAAGTGCGTTTCCGTTTACTATTGTGTTAAGAACTGTTGCTTGGATATCATGTGGGTACTTTACCCCGCCTGGAGTTGCTACAAGAGGAGCCACTCCCTCTGCTGTTACACCAAATATTACAAAGGGTGCAGGTATCGGCTCTTTTAAATACTCTAAAGCGGTCTGTCTATAGAACTTGGTATTCCAATTCGCCCAAACAGTACCGTTTTCACTAGTTATTATCTTATTGTATTGCGGAAGCCTTATCCATTCGACTCCTGTCTCTTCAGTCTTTATCTGATAGCTGGGGTCTCCAGTACCAAGTCGAAGCATTTCGAGTGCAAAGCTAGGATATATCCTATTTTCTACACTTATTGCGAGAGGAATCCTTCTTACGACCCCGTCTAGCTCTGGGCTTGTTGATATTAGCCCCACGCCTTGGCTTTCTAACGCTGACCGTAAAATTCCGGGGTATTGATATAGCCATTCTGCTGGATTTCCTCCTCCTAACTGCGCCGTTCCTACATGTGGTCCGCCTTCAAAGGCTTGCGTGCTTCCTATAAAGGAAAGTACAGTAGGAATGTGATTTAAAGTTGTCTGAAATATCTCATCTTTGCCATGAAGGTCTTTATCTGGAAAAGCTACAGTGATTCCTGGTACACCTTGAGTAATAGTCAGTAAATTAGCATACACATCTCTTGATAAAGGGTATCCTCCAAACTTTTCTACTGTATCTTCATCAATATCTACTAATAAGATCATTTCATCTTGAACTTCGTCCCGAGACATTATCAAAGCATCAAGTGACTTGAGCTCTAGTATCTGAAAAGGGTACGGATTCCAAATAAAAAGCGCCGCAAGAGCGGCAGCTAGTAGTAAATTGACTTTCATTAGTCTTGTGTTACTGCAATGGTACAACCACCTACAGTTATGCAGGTCTGAGTTAGAGTATAGTTCTGTGTTGTATTACTATGCTGTGAAATATCTAAATCAGTTCCATAAGTTCCATTGAGTGTGATAGTTGCGTTGTGTTCACCATTTCCGTCTTGAAGATAATCTACTACATTGTCATCATTGTTGATAGTTAGATAAAATTCTTTTCCACCATCAGCTTTTTGTTTACCAAAGACAGAGTTATCATCTCCGTATAAGTAGATTCTTGCATTATGCCCACTACAGATATTAGCAGAACAATTTCGTTGTTGTCCAACTATTGTATTATTATTTCCGTGTATATCTAAAGTAACTGAATGACCCCCGCCTTCTGTGTTATCTACAGCCCAACTAGTATCTGTTCGACTTGAAATTTCAAATCCTTGCGCCCACCATAGTTTATTGTCTGTTCCATAACTTACGTGGAATTGAATATCATTTTTATTACAAGCAGTTCCTTTAGTACAATTTTGCCAGAGTTTTATATCTTGGTCGTCAAAGTCTATATCACCGCCCCAAGCAACTCCTGAACCCCAACTAGGATAATCATTAGCATATCCAATTTCATTATTATTCCCTTTCTGATAAATCTCAATATCAACGTTGTCTCCGTCTCCTAATGAAAAGAATATATCATTGTTATATCCTTCTTGAGTAATATCTAAAGTTAGGTTATCTCCTTGAGCTACCTGATCAATAACTATTTCATTATCTCCCCAAACCTTTTGTGCTCCGAAAATTAGTACTAAAATGACGGCAAGACAGCCGAAGTATACAATAGTAATTTTGTTATTTTCTTTCATTAAAATCTCTTCCTCCAGTAAATGCCATTATGTGCAACTACTAATCCTTGGGTTGCATTCAACCACCACAAGGCTTTTTCTCTCTTAATTAAATCTTTGTCCAACATATAGTAGATTCCAATATTTCCTATTACTTTAAGCATCACTACCTCGTGTTTTTGTGGGTGAGAACCTAAAATTGGGTTCGCCTCATGGATCATGCAGTTAGATAGTTTTTGACAATCTATCATTTTAAATGCCTGATAAGTATCTAGTGCAGATAAGGCTATATAGCTATGATATAGCTTTCTTTCCGTCTCAGTCCATTGTTTATAGGCAGCGTCGCATGAGCCTGCTGCACTTAAAAATAATATTGCTAGTAGGAGCTTAGTCATGTTGTTTCCATATAGCAATTCTTGGTTACGTGCTGATTATTCATCTGACGTGCCCAGTCTAGCTCTTGGATAAGTCTATTGTACCATTGCTTATCGTGTTCAGTGTTAGGTCTAGATAACTCCTCTTTGAGTTGTTCGATCCTTACCTCAATATAATTTGGTTTTACTCTTTTCATACGAAATCTCCTTAATTCGTTTGTGTTATAATTATACTTACCGCGTACCCATCTCCTACGGTTATTAAACTTTCTTTTTCATCTGTTATAGTGCTTATTGATGCATTTGCATATATAGGCATCTTAATACTGATTATTCCTGTTACTTCACGATAAAACCATATTTGACCAGATGAGTCAACTATAGTATTATACTGACTATCTTTATCAAAACCTGGTGCTGTACCCGTTATATTAACATTATCAAAGCCTTTGCTTTTCTTTCTACTAAGTAGATCGCCTTCTTCGATAATGGATAGCATATCTTGTAAAAAATCTACATTTAGTAGATCCATATCAAGTTCTGTATATTCTAATTCTCTTTTATCTAAGTGATCTTTCTCTAATTCATTAAATTCAAGAAAATCAGCAGTGAATACATTGGTTTTACTATTTTCATTTGCTTCTTCTTGTACTGCTTGTTGCACCTCTGCAGGAGCACTTACAATAAATAAATTATCAATTTGAGCAACAGTAATATTTGTAATAGTTACAGGTCTTACTGGAGGAGTTGAAATAGTGGATACCATCGTTGCTTGGTATGCTTCATTTAGTGTTACTACTCCGCCCTGATTAGTTACTGTTATCTCTCCAGACGCATGTCCATTTAAGTCTGGTAAAAGAATGATTAGGCTACGTCCCAACTCATCTACGGTAGCTGTGAAATCCGTTCCACGAATACCAATAGTAGCCGTAGGAGTTTCAATCCTAATGTTTGCCTTGTTAATCATTCCAAGTTTGCCAGAAGTGAATCTGGCTGTTCCCATAGCAAACTTCATTGCCATTTTAGATTTTGAAGGATCGGGGTCATAAATAACCTCGTCTATCAAAACCCTGCTATGTTCTGTTAGCCGTAGTTCTGCTTCATCAGCAAATTCCACCGCTATGCGCCCGTTGCCCGTATTGAGCGTATCGTATAATTCTACGTCTGCTCCTACTGTGGCAACAAGTTCATTTTGCGCTCTAGTTAAAGAGCCGATTCCCGTTTGTTCTGTAATGTCTCCTATTGGAGCTGCCCATACAGTGACGGGGAAAATACTAATCAGTAGTATCTTTCTGGTTAATTGTAACAGTTGCACCTTCTGAGTCCACATCTATATTTATTATGCCTGAGCAGGAAGAAATTCCACTAGGACAGGTTCCAGATTTTTGAATAATG